CCTTGATGATGGCGATAACGATATTACATCTTCGTTCGATTTAGAAACAAATCAAAGAAATACAATATACGACCAATCTTATATTGTTAGAAAAAATAACACAAAAGACCCAACAAGAAAACTGAAAATTGCTTTCATGTCTGCTACATTTGATTCTGCAGACACTGGAGATATTACAACTGTAAATTCATATCAACAGTTTGATTATTGTTCTATTGGTTCTATAAACGGAATCAGCAATGCTGATATGGTTGATATCAGACCAAGAGTCTCTGCTCCAGATGTAAGCGAGAACGCAAGATCTCCTTTTGAGTTCCTTTCTAGAACTTTCACCGCACAAGGAAATTCTGCATCTAACGTCTTGGCGTCTGATGAGTCTTTGCTCTTATCATACTCTTTCTATCTGCCAAGAATTGATAAGATATTCCTTACCAAAGATGGTGTATTCCAGATAACTCCTGGTAAACCAGCAGAGTCACCTCAAGTTCCCATTAGAAGTGATGGTGCTTTAGAGATTGCAACAATGACTCTTCCTGCATATCTCTGCAACATTAATGATGTTCAGACTGAAACCAAGGAGCACAGAAGATATCGAATGATCGATATCGCTAGACTTGAAGATAGAATCAAAAATCTTGAGTATTATACTGCACTTTCTCTGCTTGAAGTTGATACGTCAAGTCTCCTTATTCAAGATGCGAATGGACTTAATAGATTTAAGTCTGGTTTCTTTGTTGACGACTTCTCTGGAACTGATGTTCAGAAAAAAGTTACTGTTGTAAAAAATAGTATTGATATTCCAAATTCTGAGGTAAGACCGACTCACCATACAACGTCAATTGATCTATTACTTGGAACAAATTCACTTGTAGGTATTGGAACTAGTGTAAACCCAGCGGTTGATGCTAGCACCGATACAAGTCTTGTCGGAACAAATGTTAAGAGAACTGGTCAATTAGTAACTCTTGACTATAGTGAAGTTGCAACTATTACGCAACCATATTCTACTAGAGTTGTAAATGTTCAACCTTATGCAGCAACCTTCTATGGTGGTTCTCTAGCGTTGTATCCTTCATCTGATGTTTGGGTTGATCAAACAAGAATTGCTGCAAAGACTGTTGAAGCAGAAGGTAATTATAATGAAACTGCGAGACAGTTATCAGAAAAAGGTTTTGATGCACAAACTGGATTTGGTCCTGTTACCTGGGATTCATGGCAGGATGTTTGGACTGGTTCAACTAAGAAGAAGGGAACAAGAAATAAAGCAGGGTATAAGGAAGAAATTGAAACAGAAACTAAGACTGGAACATCAACTAGGCAGGGTACTAGAAAAATCTTCAAGGAAGATTTCGCAGAAACTTCTTTTGGTGATAGAATTCTAAACACTCAGGTTATTCCTTTTGTAAGGTCTAGAAACGTTCAGTTCTCGGCTAAAGGAATGAAACTGTTTACTAGAATTTATCCTTTCTTTGATGCTGTTGGAATGTCAGATTATGTCGTTCCAAAACTTCTTGAAATTGAGATGGAAACTGGCGTATTCCAAGTAGGAGAAACTGTTTGTACTTTTGAAACTAATAGAAAACTCCTTCCTGGACAATCCATTCAGTTTAGAGTAGCACAACAAAATCATAAGTATGGTGCTTATAATAACCCAAATAAGGTCTTTAAGAACAATCCTTACGATCAAAATCTGACCATTCCTGCTGCTTATTCAGCATCATCAACAATATTGAACGTTGATACTTATAGTTTAGCAAACCAACCACAAGGTGAATTCTATGGAAATGTATTCAATGGTATGAAACTTCGTGGTAAGACTAGTGGCGCTATTGCTAGAATTACAAATGTCAGACTGGTAACTGACGGAGTAGGTGCTCTTATTGGTTCTCTTTATATTCCCGATCCAAACTTAACTCAAAGTCCAAAATTTGAAGCGGGAACTAAGTTATTCCAACTCATAAATGATGAAAATAATACTCAGATACCTGGATTTGTAACAACAAGAGCTACAGAAAAATATTTTGTTGAAGGTAAGATTAACACCGTTCAGGAGAATCTCATTCTTATTAGAAATATGAAACTTGTAGATGATTCTGTAAGTGAAAGTAAGTCTGTAACTAAGACTTTAGATCCTGTTGTTCTTAGTAGAACTAAGATTCCAACTCCTCCACGTAGTTATGGTGGCGGCGGTGGTAGTCGCGAATACCAAGGATACGCTCCAGGATATGCTCCAGCAACGGGACAACGTGGCGTTATTAACCAAAACGCAGGTAGTCTTCAATCCAATACATTTGCTGGTGGTCAAGCAGCAGTTGGTCTCGCTGGTCTTAATAGAGCACTTGCTGCTGGTTACAGTATGGCATCTGTTCGTGCCTGGGCAGCAAGAACTGGTGCTGTCGTAGGACCAAGAGCAAGAGCAGCTGGTTTCTAGGTCTAAAAAATCTAGATAAATATAATTACTAATAATAGTCAACAGATATAAAAATGAACGTTGTAGACCCATTAGCACAATCATTTTATGTAGAAGAACCAAGCGGAATCTTTGTAACTTCTGTTGACATCTTTTTTCAAACTAAAGATGAAACTCTACCGGTAACGGTTCAATTAAGATCCATGGAATTGGGTCTACCTACACAAAATGTGTTTCCCTTTAGTGAAGTAACATTAGATCCTGAAGATGTTAATCTTTCAGATGATGGTTCTGTTGCTACGAGAATAACTTTTGACTCTCCAATTTATCTTACTGGGGATAGATTTCACTCAATAGTCATTCTATCAAATTCAGAAAACTATAGAGTATGGGTATCTAGATTGGGTGAGGGTGATGTTACTATCACCAGTCAAGAATCTAGAGAAGTTATTGTTACAAAACAACCACTTTTAGGTGGTTTATTTAAATCTCAAAATACTTTCACTTGGAATGAAAGTCCATATGAAGATTTGAAATTTACATTATATAAAGCACAGTTTGTAGAATCCCCAGGTAATTTTAATTTCTACAACCCAGAACTTGGTGTAGGAAACGGTCAAATTCCAACATTACTTAAAGATTCCTTGGAGTTCTCTTCAAAGAGAATTCGTGTTGGATTGGGCACAACCGTTAATGATAGTGGTCTTGAGATTGGTAATACAGTCTTACAGATGAACTCAAACGCAACAGGAAATTATGTTGGGTTTGCAGGAACATCAAATGGCGAACTTCGTATTATTAACGCAGGTATTGGTTATACACCTTCTGCTGGTTCATTTGTTCACTCTGGTGTTGCTCTAACAAGTATCACTGGAACTGGTAGAGACGCAACTGCAGATATTACTATTAGCAATGGAGTTGCTGTTGCTGCAACAATCAGTCAAGGTGGAACAGGTTATGTTATTGGTGATGTATTGTCCGCAGACCAGATAGGAACACAAACTCTTGGACGAAACCTGCAACTTTCGGTTCAGGCAACTGTAGGTCATAATGAAATTATCCTAGACAACGTACAAGGAGATTTTGCAACAGGAGTAGGTGGTACAATTAGATATACAAATAGTCTTGGTGTTACTACAACGTTAAATCAGTCCGTTGGTGGAAATGTTACTATTCCTGCAGACGGAATTCAGACAGTAAACGACGGATTGCATTTCAAGGTCAATCATAAGAACCACGGAATGCACTCTGGCACAAACGTAGTAACTATTTCTGAAGTTACGAGTGATATAAAACCAATTAAACTAACAGAGAATTACTCTGTAGATTCTACTGATGCTATCTTAGTTGATGGCACTGTCAACTTCTCTACGTTTGAGAATGTAGGAGTAAGCAGCACCAATCCTGGATATGTAATAATTGATGATGAGATTGTTGCTTATGAAGGCGTTACTTCTACTTCATTGACTGGAATTACAAGAGAGATAGATCAAACTTCTGCCACATCCCATAGTAGCGGAAGTTCTGTATTTAAGTATGAAATTGACAATGTGTCTTTGAGAAGAATTAATAAAAATCATGAATTACAAGATACAACACTAACCGATAGAGTAGGTCTTGATTATTACAATATTAAGATCGACATGACTCAAGATGGAAATACTGCTGCTTTACCTCAGGGGCAAGTTGATAGATCTGTCGGAACTTCATTCCCCAAACTTTATGTAAACGAAAGTAAGTCTGCAGGCGGTTCTATTATTAGAGCAACTCAAAATATTCAGTTTGAAACAGTTAGACCTAATATTCAAGTTCTTTCTTTGAATGGAACTACTGTTGATGCTTCGATAAGAACTATATCAGCAACAAGTGTTAATGGATCTGAACAATCTTTTGTTGATAAAGGATTTGATGACTTGAGTTTAGATGCAAACAACTATTTTGAAAATCCAAGAATGGTTGCATCAAAAGTTAACGAAGATGCTGTTCTCGATACTTTACCAGGCAATAAGTCATTAAATGTTAATTTAAGTCTGACTACAAACAACCCAGATATTTCTCCAGTTGTTGACTTAGATAGAGCATCGCTAATTCTTGTAACCAACAGAATTAATAAACCAATTGAGAACTTTGCAACTGACGAAAGAGTTGCGTCTCTCAAGGAAGATCCATCAGCATTTGTTTATGCAACTAACGTTATTAAACTTGAAGTCCCAGCAACTTCAATTAAGACTCTTGTTGCTGCATATGTTAATGATGATAGTGATATCAGAGCACTGTATGCAATTAAAAATGATGTTAATGAGGAAGCAATTTACTATCCATTCCCTGGATATGCAAATCTCAACAACTTAGGACAAACAGTTGATGTTTCCTCAAGTGATGGAACTCCTGATCAAAAAGTTCCTAAGACTGACGTTTATGCATACGAAAGTGAAGAACTTGTCTTCCGTGATTATGAGTTTACAGCAGAAAACTTACCACCATTTAGATATTTCTGTATCAAGATTGTTGGTTCTTCCACGAACCAGGCATTCCCACCAAGATTGAAAGACTTTAGAACTATTGCGTTAGCTTGATATGTATTCAAAAATTGTTGATAATAATAACTTAGTAAGAGATGAATCTACTAAAGCAATACTAAACACAAATCTAACTGACTACAATAATTACTTGAAATTGAAGAAAAGTAAGGAGATTGAAGCGAAGAGAATGCAAAAATTGGAGTCTGATGTTTCAAACTTGAAAACAGACCTTGACGAAATTAAAGATCTTCTGAGGTCTCTAGCAAACAAACCCTAAATATTACAGGATAAGTTGTAGAAATGGCGCAACCATCATCTAGACAAGAATTAGTAGATTATTGCAAAAGGCAACTTGGTGCCCCTGTATTGGAAATCAATGTTGCTGATGAGCAAATTGATGACCTAGTAGATGATGCTTTGCAATATTTTCATGAAAGACACTTTGATGGTGTTACTCAAACATATTTGAAATATAAGATAACTCAAGAAGATGTTGATAGAGGAAGGGGAAATGTTGGAATTGCAACCACAACTGCAACTACAACGATAGTTGGTACTGCAACTACGTTTAGTTTTGAAGAAAATAGTAATTACCTTCAAGTTCCTCCACACATCATAGGAGTTAATAAAATATTTAAATTTGATGGTACTAATAGTATCACAAATAATATGTTCAGTGTTAAATATCAGTTATTCTTAAATGATATTTACTTCTTTGGTTCTACTGAACTATTAACTTATGCAATGACTAAAACATATCTTGAAGATATTGATTTCTTGCTTTCTACAGATAAGCAAATAAGATTTAATCAACGTCAAGATAGACTTTATTTAGATATTGACTGGGCAGGTGCATCGGTTGATAGTTATATCATTATAGATTGCAATAGACTTTTGGATCCAAATGATTTTACTAGAGTTTATAATGATTCTTTCCTCAAGAAATATCTTACTATTTTAATTAAGAAACAATGGGGTCAGAACCTTATCAAATTCCAAGGAGTAAAACTTCCTGGTGGTATTGAACTGAATGGAAGACAAATATATGATGATGCTCAGAGAGAACTTGACCAGTTGATGGAGAGAATGTCTAATACATATGAACTTCCCCCATTAGATATGATCGGATGATATGCTTAACCCATTTTTCCAGCAAGGTTCACAAACAGAGCAGTCTTTAATACAAGACTTAATCAATGAACAACTTCGTATGTATGGAGTTGAGGTATATTATATTCCAAGAAAATATGCTACGACAAATACAATAATAAAAGAAGTTATTGAGTCTAAGTTTGATAATGCATATCCTCTTGAGGCATATGTAAACACATATGAGGGATATGAAGGACAGGGAACTATCTTATCAAAGTTTGGTGTTCAACCGTTAGATGACTTAACTCTTACAATTTCAAAAGAAAGATTTGAAACCTATATCACTCCTCTGACTGAAAGTCTACCAAATATTGAACTTGCATCTAGACCAAAAGAAGGGGACTTAGTATATTTCCCATTGGGTGATAGACTATTTGAAATTAAGTTTGTAGAACACGAAAAACCATTCTACCAACTTCAGAAGAACTACGTTTATGAACTGACTTGCGAACTCTTCAGATACGAAGACGAAATCCTGGATACTGGTGTTACAGAGATTGATGATAATGTTGCAGATGAAGGTTACATTCAAACTCTGACTCTTGTTGGTTCTGCAGCAACTGCAACTGCTGCGGTTCAGGGTGGAGTTGTTGATGGTGGTGTAAGATTCTTTACACTTTCAAATAGAGGTAACGGTTACTCTTCTGCACCAAGAGTTGCTATTTCTTCTGCACCAACTACAGGACTTACTGCTGTCGGTGTCGCAACTATGATTGGTGATTTGGTTGACTGTACTGGAGATAAAGCAGATTCTAAGGTTCAGGGCGTAGAAGTAGTAAATGCTGGTTATGGATATACTGAACCACCATCTGTAGCGTTCTTTGGAGGTGGTGGAGCAGGTGCTGCAGCAACTGCAACTATTGGTGATGGTGTTATTGGTATCGTCACTGTTACAAGTGGTGGTTCTGGATACAGCACTGCACCAGGTGTTTCCTTTACAAACGAAGTCTTCCTTTCTGGTGTTACAACTGCATCTGCATCGGCACATGCATACATCAATGGTGCTGGTATTGTAACTGCAATATACCTTACAAACACTGGTCTTGGATACAGCACTGCTCCAACCGTTGTTGTTTCTAACCCAGTTGGATTCGGCACTACTGTTGGTATTGGTACATTCATCTACAACGAAATTATTACTGGAAGCGTAAGTGGAAATACTGCTCGTGTAAGAGAGTGGAAGTCTACTACAAATACCTTAGAGATTTCAAACGTTACTGGAGACTTCCTGCCGAATGATATTGTTCAGGGCGGAACGTCTGGGGCGATATATAAGGTTAGGGTCGTAAATACAGATAATCTTGTAGACCCATATGCTCAAAATGATATTATTGAAAGTGAAGCAGATAACATTCTCGACTTCACCGAACGTAATCCATTCGGCAATCCATAAATAGTATATCGTACTGGTTGAAAAATGTTTGAGTATTTTTACCACGAAATATTAAGAAGAACCGTCATTGGATTCGGAACACTCTTCAATGATATCAATATCCGTCATACGGATTCTTCTGATAACACTGTAAGCGAAATGAAAGTTCCGCTTGCGTATGGTCCTACTCAAAAGTTTCTTGCCAGACTGGAGCAGGTAGCAGACCTGAATAAACCAACTCAGTTGTCTCTGCCGAGAATGTCTTTTGAGATGATTGGTTTGAGTTATGATCCATCAAGGAAAGTAACTTCTACTCAAACGTTTATTTCTGCTCTCGGCAGTGATAAGAAAAAGGTACGAAAGACTTTCATGCCTGTTCCATATAATATGTCATTTGAATTAAGCATATATTCAAAATTAAATGATGATATGCTTCAAATCGTGGAACAGATTTTACCATATTTTCAACCTGCATATAATCTGACTATTGATCTTGTAGATCAAATTGGAGAGAAGAGAGATGTCCCTGTGGTATTTGAAGGTATCACAATGTCCGATGATTATGAGGGCAACTATCAGACAAGAAGGTCTCTTATCTATACTTTGAGATTTAC